AGCAAGATCGTCGCACAGTCTCCCGAACTCCGGGGGATCGTACGCGAGGTTCCGAGCGCAAAGAAACTGATCGGCCTACCGCGCAACACCGAGTTTCGCGCGATCAGCGCCGAGGGTAAAACGGCCCACGGTTTGAGTCCGGTCCTCGCCATACTCGACGAGGTCGGGCAAGTACGCGGACCACAGTCGGACTTTATAGACGCGATCGTGACCTCTCAGGGGGCGCACGACAACCCTTTGTTGTTGGTGATCTCGACTCAGGCACCGAACGACAACGATTTACTGTCGATTTGGCTCGACGACGCGCGTTCTAGCAAGGATAAAAGGATCGTTTGCCATGTTTACGAGGCCCCGAAGGACTGTAAATTGATGGATCGGGCCGCGTGGAAGGCGGCAAACCCGGCCCTCGGAAAGTTCCGGTCGCTCCCGGACGTGAAAGAACAGGCCGAAAGGGCGGAAAGAATGCCGAGTTCGGCCCCGACTTTCCGCAATTTGGTACTGAATCAGCGGGTCGAAATGGCCGCGCCGTTCATCAGTAAGGACATTTGGATCCTGAATTCGCAGGAAGTTGACGATTCAGCGTTTTATTCTGGCCCGGTGTATGTCGGGTTGGACTTGTCGGCCAAAACCGACTTAACGGCGATGGTGATCGCGGCCTATGCGGGCGGACGGTGGAACATTCGGGCGACATTCTGGACCCCGGAAAAGGGATTGCGCGATCGCGCGAAACGTGACCGCGCACCCTACGACGTGTGGGCCGATCAAGGTCTAATCCGCACACTCCCGGGCGCGTCGCTGGATTACGAAATGCTGGCGCGAGAGATCGCCGACGCACTGGCGGATATGGACGTCCAAGCGGTCGCTTTTGACCGTTGGCGGTTTGACATTCTGAAAAAAGAACTCGACGAGATCGGGGCCGAGTTCAATCTCGTACCGTTCGGCCAAGGGTTTCAGAGTATGTCGCCAGCACTCGATACGGTCGAGTCGTTGCTATTGAACGAACAGATTAGTCACGGCGGCGACACGGTGTTGACTATGTGCATGGCAAACACACGGGTCGAACGCGACAGCGCGGGCAATCGCAAATTGAACAAGCAAAAGTCGACCGGACGGATCGACGGCGCGGTCGCCCTAGCGATGGCGCTCGGCGTCTCCGTCGTCGCTAAAGAGTCCGACACGATCGAACATGGGTTTCTCGCCTTATGAATACATTCAATCTGGAGGCTAAGTCCTACCGTTCGCGCGTCCTCGACAACTGGGCGGCAACGCGCCCGGGCGCGTTCGAGCGGGCCGGGATCCATAACGCGACATACTCGTCCGACGTGATGGAGGCGTTCGGCGTTTACCCGAACTCGGCCGCGGGCCTTGCCGTAACGCCCGAAAGCGCGATGCGGGTGTCGGCGGTGTTTGCTTGCGTCCAACGGATCGCCGGCACGATCGCGACCCTACCTTTGCACGTTTACGAGCGCACGGCGACCGGGCGCAAGCGCGTCGACGCGCCGTTGTGGTACTTGCTCAACGAACAGCCGACGCCACGATACACGGCCGCCTCGCACTGGGAAGCGGCGACCGCGGCGTTTCTATTGCGCGGGGATTCGTTTACGTTCGTTGGCCGCGACTCGGTGGGGAACATCAAAGAATTGATTCCCCTCCCATGGAACGCGGTCGACGTGTTGCGCGACGAGACGCAGGTCGGTGGCCGCCTGAAATACATGGTCAACGACGCCAGACGGTTTCAGGTCGACGCCGGGGATATGTTGCACTTCCCGGGGTTCGGATTCTCCGGGGTTCGTTCCATGTCGGTGATTCAGTACGCCGCGCGAAATGCGGTGGGCGCCGCTATGGCCATGGACGAGTACAGCGGCCGATTCTTTCAGGGCGGTGCGCACCCCTCGATCGTGTTGCAGACCGACTCCAAAATGGGACCGGCCGGGGTCGAGGCGTTGCAAAAGGCGTTTCAGGCTAAATACAGCGGGGCGGATAACGCCCACAAATTACCGCTCGTTTTGACCGAAGGGTTAAAGGCTACGCACTTGAGCGTGTCGGCCGAGGACTCCCAGTTGCTCGACTCGCGCAAATTTCAGGTGATCGACATTGCCCGGGCGTTCGGTGTACCGCCTCACTTGATCGGCGAGACCTCGGCGGCGACGTCGTGGGGGTCCGGGATCGAGTCCATGTCCCGCGGGTTCATCACCTACACATTGCAACCTCACCTAAAGCGGATCGAGCAGGAATTGAACCGCAAACTGTGGCCGGTGCGTACGAAATATTTCGTCGAGTTCGATCGCGACTCACTGATCGAAGGCGACAGCGCCGCGCAGACCGCCTATTACCGCGCGGCCCTCGGCGGCCCGGGATCCGGGTGTGCATGGATGACGGTCGACGAGATCCGGCATTTGAAAAACCTCCCGCCCATGGGCGGCGACGCGTCCGAACTGTACGATCCCCGCGATGGTGGTGAACCGCCGCCCGCGCAGGATCCGGCAGAGGACTCGACCGAACCGGCCGAGGCCGACGCGAACACCATGGCGCAAGTCGAGGCGGTGCGATACCGCGCCAACCTTATCAAACGCGCGATCGATAAAGGAAACAAAGAATGAAGAAACTTTACAAACTGTTCAAGGCAAACGCGAAACTCGCGCAGCGTGACGCGTTCAAGGTCGAGGCGTCGGACGACACCGCGACCATTTATATGTATGACGTGATCGACGCCGATTTCGGGATCAACGCGATTGACTTCGCGAAGTCCCTCGCCATGGTCGGCCCGAAGGCAACGATCAATTTGCGGATCAACTCACCCGGCGGAGATGTATTCGAGGCCCGGGCGATTGCGACCGCGATCAAGGCCCACGCCGGGAAGGTCGTCGCCCATATCGACGGACTCGCCGCCAGCGCGGCCACGACGATCGCCGTCGTCGCTGACGAGGTGGTGATCGCCGAGGGGTCACTGTTCATGATTCACAACTCATGGACCCTCGCACTCGGCGACCGTAACGATATGCGCGACACGGCCGACCTGCTCGAAAAGATCGACGGCGCGATCGCCCTCGATTACGCCACGCGCACCGGCAAGTCGATCCAAGACGTGGCCGCAATGATGGACGCCGAGACATGGCTCACCGCGGCCGAGGCAGTCGACGCCGGTTTCGCTGATCGCCTCGCCGACGAACCGAAAGCGAAAGCGAAAAACGCGACAACGTGGGACGTCTCCGCGTATGACAACGCCCCCGCGATTCTCAACACGCCCGAGGCCGACCCGGCCCCGGACTACACAGCACAACGCACCCGAAACGAAAACCGTTTGCGGATGCTCTCGATCAACTGACGCAACTCGCGCCATTTGAAGGCCGCCGCAAGGCGGTTTTTTTTCGTCCCATTTCAAAGGAGAAACTAGCATGGGAAACTTGCAAGCATTGCGCGAGCACAAATCAGAACTCGCACGTCAAGCCAACGCACTACTGGCCGATAAAGGCGCTCAAGTTTGGGCCGTCGAAGATCAGCAAAAGTACGACGGCATCATGGATCAAATGGAGCGCGTAGGCGGTCAGATCACCGCGCATCAGCGCATAATGGACGCCGAGGCCGAGAAACATTTCGAGAATGTCGCCCCCGGCAAATCGAAAATGGCCGACGGTGGCGACGTCTTGAACGCCGTCGCGCTCTATCTGCGGAACGGTTCCAACGTCACAGCCGATCAGGCGATCCAGATCCGCAACGCCATGTCGACAACGACCAACGCCGAGGGCGGTTTTACCGTCCCGCCCGAAGTCGCTCGCATGGTGATCGACGCGATGAAAGCGTTCGGCGGTTTGCGTACCGTGGCGACCGTCATCCAGACGGACGGCGGCAACGCCCTTACGTTCCCCGCGTCGGACGGCACGGCGGAAGTCGGCGAGATCGTGGCTGAAAACGCCGCGGCGACCGCGGGCGACGTTACGTTTACAAACGTGGCACTGAACCCCTACAAGTACAGCTCGAAAAAAATCGCGTTGCCGTGGGAATTGATTCAGGACAGCGGGATCGACATTGTGCAATTCGTGGTCGACCGTTTGGCAACTCGCCTAGGCCGCATCACAAACGCGCACTATGCGACCGGCACAGGAACCGGCCAACCGTTCGGCATTACCGCTCGCGCCGCGACCGGCAAGACCGGCACGACAGGGCAGACCTTGACCGTCATTTATGACGATCTGGTCGATCTGTTCTATTCGGTAAACGTCGCGTACCGCGAGACCGCCTCGACCGCGTTCATGATGAACGACTCGAGCGTCGCGATCATTCGCAAGCTGAAAGACGGATCACAGCGTCCGATTTTTGTCCCGTCTTGGGATAACAGCGTGACCGGCGCAACGCCCGACACGATCCTCGGTCGCCCGTTGATCGTGAATAACGATATGCCCGTCATGGCCGCCAACGCCAAGTCGATCGCGTTCGGGGACTTTTCGAAGTTCTACATTCGCGATGTTATGGGCGTAACGATCCGTCGTTTCGACGACAGCGCGTTCGCCTTGAGCGGTCAGGTCGGATTCTGCGGTTGGACTCGTACCGGGTCGAACTTGCTCGACACCGCCGCGGTGAAGGTGTATGTGAACTCCGGCACTTAAAGCCTATTCGGCTATTCGAGGCCCTTCGCAAGAGGGCCTTTTTATAGTCACATGGAGCGACACAAATGGCAGCCAAGAAAACACAAACCGCGGGCGCGACCAAGGTCCGCGTCCTCGCCGACTTTGCACTCGGCAAGATCGACGAAGTGATCGAACTCGACGGGGCCGAACTCGCGCAAGCGGTCGCCCTCGGTGTCGTCGATCCAGATCCCGCCGCCGTGGCGGCCGCCGAGGCACTGGCGAAGTAAGGCGGACCCATGTCGTACAAACGCACAACGGCGCCAGCATCGACCCCGGTCACACTGGCCGAGGCGAAGGCACATTTGCGCGTTGACGTTACCGACGACGACGCCCTTATCACCGGCATGATCGATGCCGCGACCGACATGGCCGAGAGTCAGACCGGGCGGGCCTTGATGTTGCAAACGTGGGATCTTACGCTCGACGGGTTCACCGGCGAGATCACGATCGGGATCGTCCCGGCCGTGGCGGTCACCAGTTTTGGGTACACCGACGCCGCGGGCGCGTTGCAAACACTCAGCGCCGGGGCGTACACGATCGACACCGCGAACGACTACGGCCCGGGGCGTATCGTACCGACCCCCGGGACGTCTTGGCCCGCCACGCGCGGACAGGCGAACGCGGTCGTCGTTCGGTTCACCGCGGGTTATCCCAACGCCGCGGCCGTCCCAGGGGCGATCAAGGCGTGGATACTTTTGCAAGTCGGTGCGATGTATGAAAACCGGCAAGCGGAAACCGACCGTATGCCGTTTTCCCTCGGGTTCGCTGATCGGTTGCTCGATCGTTACAAGGTTTGGGCGTTGTGAAAATCGGCAAACTAGACCGCCGGATCCAGGTGGTGTCGTGGTCGACACTGGCGACGGTGTGGGGATCCGCACTCGACGACCTCGGAAGTAAATCGGGCATGGAGAAGAATCGCGAGGGCATTCGAGTTCTTGAAAAGTTGACCCGCGTCGTGATCCGCTACAGGTCGGACATTACGAGCAATATGCGCATCGTTCTGGTCGACCGCTCCCGCGTGATGCAGATCGTGAGCATTGCCGAAGTCGGCCGCCGCGAAGGAACTGAACTGATGTGCATGGAGTTCTCGACATGACCGACAGCGTACACGTCCAAGGTTTGAAACAACTAAACGACGCCCTCGAAGGACTCACGACGAAGATCCAAAACAACATCATGCGCGGCGCGATGCGGGCCGGGGCCAAGGTCATGCGCGATCACGCAAAGACAATATGCCCGGTCGAGGACGCCTCGGCGGAAAGTTGGAGCAAATACAAATTGTCGCTCGGGTGGAAACCAGGCGAACTGATGCGCTCGATCCGTTTGTCCGCGAAGTTGTCCGGCGATCAGGTCGTCGGGTTCGTCAAGGCGGGCAACAAAAAGGCGTATTACGCGCACATGGTCGAGGGCGGCACGGTGGCACACTGGATCCGCCCGAAGGATGGTAAGTCGTTGTTTTTTGCTGGCGTGTATTCCAAGGCGATATATCACCCTGGATCCCGTAAGAATCCGTTTATGCGGATCACCATGGACTCGCAATCACAGAACGCATTACAGGGCGTCGGTAATTACATTCGCAAGCGGCTCACAAAAGACGGGATCGAGATCCCCGACTCGCCGACCGAGGGCCTATGAGCGCAGAGAAAATCATTCGGACGTTGCTTACGTCGGCGGCCCCCGTCACGGCGTTGGTGTCGACTCGCATTTTCCCCGGCGAACT